TTTTGTATGTTTCTCCGTCATACGTAGAAGTATTGGCACTGCCTGAAATATTTGCATTAATGTTATCTGCTAGCTCAAATGTTTTATCTAATTCTATATTTGTTTTTCTATAATTATCTTCATTAAATACAGAACCTTTTAACTCATTGTTATAGTTAAAACCAAGTTCGCTGTTTAATAACTCACTATCGTTAGTGTTAGCTGCTGCTGTTAAATTTAAATCTCCAAGATTGTAAGATGCATCAGTTGTTAATTTACCTTCTTCTAAATTAGGGCTACTAAAATTAAAATTACCTATTGTATATTCACCACTTGTTATTGATTGTTCACCTTCAGTGTCTATTGATCTTTGTAATTTTAAACCATCTATAGGTTCTATTTCTAAATCTACTACAGCCGCATCTATTGCTTCTTTAGCATTTTCTTTATTAACCATTCCATTTTTATCAATTATTTCTTTTTCAGGGTATTTTAAATCTAATTTTACAAGTTTGTTTTTAAGTAAATTTTTTTCTTTTATTTTTAGTTCTCTAAAATCTCTAAAAGACATACTCCTAAACATGGGGCTTTCTTCTTTTAATTTTTTAAACTCTTCAACCAATGCAAACATTTCTGTTTCTTTAGTTTTTTTTATCTCTTTTTTTGTTTTTGGAATAAAAGGTGTGGCTTTTTCTACTGCTTTTTCCTCAAGAATAGTTTCAAGTTTTTTTTGATCAGAGGTTAGTTCAGCCATTAGTAATACTTCTTTGTTGTTTTAAAAATCTTCTCGTCTTTATAATCTTCTGGGTGAGGAATTAATCCTCCCTGTCTAAATCGCATCACAGCTTGAGTCATACTATCGACTAAGTCATCATGATCGCCATAAGGGAACGCTGCGCACTCCTCAATGACCTCATCCGCAAACTTTCGTTCAGGAGCCCATATCATACCACTTTCAAACAAAGGTGCAACAGAATTAACTCTAGTGTGTTTATCGTTTCCACGTGAAGGAGTGAAGTTAACAACAGGTATACCCATAGCTCTAAGCTCATAGGTTAGTGGTAGACCAGATGCTTTCGCCTCAACTAATACCGTCTCCGGTTGCCAGTAATCATATTGCTCTTTAGCAACACGTCTTAGCTCTGGAAACTCGTATCTACCTTTTAGTGAATCTAGTAAAATTAAATTAGAAGGACTGTCCTCATTCTCTCGAAACACGCCCCACGTTGTAATAGCCGAGTAATCGGCTGTTTCCTTTTTCATAAATGCTGTGTCATACGATTGTATGATGTGTTCTAGTTTAGGCATATGTTCTTTGTCCCAAACTTTCCACCACTCACGTTTAATGATAGCACCTTCCTCAGACGTTGGATTCTGCATCCACTGCGCATTCCATTTAGCAATAGATAGAGATGCTTTAACTGCTTCTAGTTCATCTAATTTCCAATAGCCAGGCCAAACAGGTTTACCTGATGGCATAATTGCTGGAAACTCTACCAGGTCCCATTGATCTGATTTAGGTTCGCTTTGGTGTTTTAATAGCTGACCGGTCAAGTCTTTTGTATTCCATCTGGTCATAACGCAAACAATTGCTCCACCGGGCTGCAACCTTTGACGTGGTCCTGATGTATACCATTCATAAGCTCTCTCCAGCGCTGTCATGTTCATTGCGTCTTGCTCTGAGTGAGGATCATCTATAATTAATAAATCCGCACCACGACCTGTAATCGCTCCCCCGACACCCGATGCGAAATACTCGCCGCCTTGTGCAGTTTCCCAACGACCCGCTGCCTGACTATCTTCCCTGAGTCTCGTCTCAAAGATTTCTTTATACTCAGGAGAATCCATAAGTGTTTTAGCTTTACGCCCGAATCTAATTGCTAGTTCCCCGGTGTGGGTAGTTTGGATTATCTTAAGTTTAGGCGTACGCCCGATCATCCAAGCGGGCAGCAAGGAGCTAGCGAACTCGGACTTTGTATGCCTTGGTGGCATATTAACAATTAATCTTTTGATCTCGCCGCGAGCGAGCTTGTTAAATTTTTCTGCAATAATTTTGTGGTGCTTACCCTCAATGAACTCTGGCCATATATGCTTGGTAAATGACAGAAAGTCTTCTTTAATTTTTAAAATTTTTTTCTTTTCATCAAGTCTTAGATACATCTTCATGTAGTCCTTCTTGATGTCGGGTGGCAGCTTCTTAATCTTCTCTAGGTCTATTTTCATATATTTTTTTGCAAAATTTTTTTAAAGGTGTTTTTGTTAACCCATTTGGTTTTTACAGGCTATAACCGTGCAAATCAAGCAATAAAGGGTAGGCCTTGGGACCCCTTTCTATATATACTATATTAACAATTATATTGCCTGCAAATTACTGGATGGGTCTGGTACCTCTATGGAATTGTGCGAGCACTGCGCGAGCGCGCGCCACACGCTGTGGTTGTGGGCCTGGCTATGCGAGGCCCACACTCTGTGTGTTCGGTTAGTCTAGTAGTACCATATATGCACTTGCATTTAGTCTACTGAACTTAGACAATTTCTTTTGCATTACATTATAATCCTCATCAAACTCAGCTGTCTTGATCTCGATGTATAACTTGTGTTCCTCTGGTGTTAACATCGTTGACTGGTTTGAGTAGGGGTTAGTTGCTTTAATCATTTGTGTCATGTTAGTTCCTCGCTTTCTGTACCTATCCTACATTAAGTAGGATAGGTTGTCAATTGTTAATTCCAAAGATCTTTATATAATCCGCCATTGGTTGCCTTGTTCAATGCCTCAAGATACTCGGTCTCTGTCATCATAAGTTTCTCAGTACAGAAATAATGCTTTGCTTGTTGTATTCCCGGCACGTCTCTAATGTACTCAACTGCTTTGTCTAAGATGTACTGTCGTTGAGATCCACCCGGTTGGTATTCCTCTTTGATCTCTTTAGTTAGATCCATTTTTGATGTGTACTTTGTCATATTATTTCCTCGCTTTCTGTACCTATCCTACATTAAGTAGGATAGGTTGTCAATTGTTATCTGTCACTCCAAGTATACGAATGGAGATCTCTGTAATATCCATTAGCAACCAAGTAAGTGTATAAGTTTTTTTTAGTTCTTGGCGCTTTCTTATCGTCTATGAAATTAAGCACAGCTTTTGCAAAAGATGTAAAGCCTGTCACTCTAGGGTTTGTCATTAGCATACCTGTCTTAACTTCGTTCTCCAATGCATGTAGTAACTGTTCTTGTTGGAACGTGTAACCACTTTGCATCATTGTTTCTGCTATTGTTGTCATATTATTTCCTCGCTTTCATTTACTATCTTATACTATCCTACATCATTGTCAACTGTTACTATCTTTGTTTCCATATATGGATTGCCTCTCCAATCTGTTGTCTGTTCCCTAACTACATCAATAGGTGTTTCCAATGCCTCGGTCCTTGGGTGTAATGCAATGACCTCTCTTACATATGTATTAGCAAAGTCATTGTAACAACCTTGACTACAGAAATAAGAATACATACTTGTTCTCTCTCCACTATTCCATTGAGTCTGTGCAACTTTCTTAGTCCTTAGAACCTTGCTACCCTTGACACCACGTATTCTATCTTGCGTGTGAGATTTGTGGCACGTTGGTCCATGGCACCAATTATATTCACTCATGATTTGTCCTCAGTCATTTGAAACCTTGCCAAAATTTTGGCATGGCTTTCTATTGCAGTTTCTAAAGTCTTAATTCTGTCCTCTAAGTAAGTTAGTTTCTGTCGTTCATATCGTTCAACTTTGTTTTTTTCTATTACTTCAAAGTGTTCATCATTTAATTGTGTCATAATTAAAACCTCACAGTCCAACTGCCTTTAGCAGTTCTATATCCATTTGCGTCCATATCAAAGTATGTCATCATTTGGTTGCCGACTTTACTTGTGAAGTATTTACATTTGTCAGTCCATGTTGCATTTCTTGTGATGTGCTTACCATGTTTAACTGCAAAGTATGTGATCTTGAATTGTTTGTTTAGTTCCATGTTATTTCTCCTGTATGTTTGTTTCTGTATTCCCTATCCTACAACAAGTAGGATAGGTTGTCAACTCTTTATTTTACCAACCACCTCTAATATCATTAGATTCTTTTAAACTATCTGTTGCATTATCTGTATGAGTTTTTAATTGTTCAAGTTCTTCTTTTAGTCTGTTTATTTCTTTTTGATTAGTATGAACTATATCAAACATTTTTTCTGTTTGGCTCATTAGAACATCAATAACATCTGATATTCTTAATTGTCTGTTTAAGTTTTCTATTGCGTTTAATGTGTTCATGTATTTCTCCTGTATGTTTGTTATAGGGTATTATATCCTATATAATACCCCATGTCAATAGCTTAATTTACTGTTGCTTGTTGCATTACTGCTCTAGCAATAGCTATTTTTTCCTCTCTCGTTTGCTCTACTGTATCTGTTAAAAGATCAGCTAGATTTGT